GATAGCAACCATAAGATTGAGTCTTTCGTTCATCAACTCAGTCTCTTTGAGTTCAGCAAAGTGATTATCATACAAGTAATCAAACTGTATGTGCTCTGCCATCTTTTCCCAATCCTCTGGTGTAACTATATTCTTGAGGATAAGTTGTGTCTTGAGTAGATCTAAGAACAGACGACTGAATCTCTTACGCAATCTACCTACAAACTTACTAAACATAAGTTCGTCTCTTAGAATTTCTGATGATCTACCTAGATTAAATCCACTGTCAGCACCTATTCTTGACTCAGGCACGTTGAGTGAGCGATATAATTTCTTCTGGAAGTATTCAATATCTGTTAGTTCACCTAAGTTCTGTCCACCAGGCAATGTAGATATTTCTGTTCCTCTACCACCTTCTCTCCTAGGTAACCAGAAATCCTCAAGCATTGATAGGAACTTCTTGTCATCTTTGATCTCACCAGTGTTAGCATCATATACTAACTTGTTTCTATATCTACTCATAACATCACGTAGATACTGCTCTGCCTTGACCTTAGGTAAGTTACCAACGTCAATATAAAATATTCTTCTCTCAGGTGCTCTAGACAGTCTGTAGATAACAAGGGAGTCCTCAATCATACGCAACTGGTTTAGACCTTTGATTGCCTTATGTAAGTAAGACAGAGTAATTTTCTTATTTCTATCTACTAAACCAGAATGAACATGGCATATGGCATCCTTTGCAATTCTTACACCTTTACCAGCGACTGATCCATACTTCTGTGCTACACCTTGTGGATAGTATGTGTAGAACTCTGTTACTTTTACGTCTTTATTTACGGTCTCTGTACCGTTAGCATTATCAATTGTAGGGATAGCGATTGCACCCTTTTCTTTATCAGTAGGTTTTACTCTCATCAACTTGATTTTGAGAGCATCAATATATCTTAGTTCTTGTATCCCTTCGTCTGGTTTCTGTACGTCAATTACCTTATGATAGAATATCCTACCATCTACGTACCAGTTTCTAAAAATCTCGTGTGACTTCTTGTCAAATTCTAGTAAGTCCTTTACCTTCTTAAACTCTTGTCTTATAACTTTCTTGAGTGGTTGTCCTATGTTTAGGTTATCAAGGTCTATCTCTACAGGACTATCATTCATATCTGAAACGATTGCCTCATTCACCACATGCTCAATCGCTGTATCACACTCAGGGTGTAGAGACATGTCACGATATCTTTTTACAATATCAAACTCAGTCTTGAATACTCCCTCAATATCTACATATTGGCCATAAAATCCAGAAGATAGAAAATAATCAGCACCGTCCTCATTGTTAGGAGCGACAGGGCTGATTATACCTTTCTTCTTCTTATTTTCGTCTTCAATTGAGAAACCAAAAAGTTTGGCCATTACGATATTTCCTTATTCGATGTATTTATTATACCACAGAATCGGCATTATTGCCATCATAAGCAGTCCAGTACTGAACTTGAAGCGTTACTTGGAACTCTTCTACAGCATCTACCTGATCATAAGATAGTTCAACTGTGCTTACTGCACTTGGCCAGCAACCAACCATTTGGTAGCGTCTTAGTACAGGTAATGCAGCAGGGTTGTCCTTTCCTTTTACATTTAGATCTGTGTTAGCACGACCCAACTGGTTTACTACCCAATCAGTGTAGTACTCAGCAGGGTTTAGGGTTCCTGAACCGTCAGATACTTTGACGATGTAGTTTGCCCATCTCTCGAATGCTGTTCTTAGTTTGAAATCGTTATCGTTGATAACTGTGATTGTCCAAGGATCGAATCTACGATCTCCTGCAACCTTGAGTTGACGACCTCTGAAGGGAACAATGACTTCAGCGATGTTAGACGCTGGTAACTGTGCTCCTTTGATCATCATACGATGAGTAGTGTTCTCTATCTCCTCGTCGAATATACCTACACCTGAAGGGAAGTTTAGCTCAACCTCAAATAGATTAGGACGAGCACCACCACCAATGAGTCTTGATTTGAAAGAGTCGATTGATCTCTCGTTGTTAGGTATAGAAAAAATGTTTCTATCTAGTGCCATTGTTTGGTTCCTCTATTATACAGTTCCTACAACTTCACTGAAGGAAACTCCAGTACGTGTAGCAACAAAGGTCAAACCGATAAAGTTAATTGACCTTGCTGGTTTGACATAAATGTCAGCAATGAATTCATTGCGGTCAATAACGTCAGGTGTGTTATTGGTTTCATCACAAACAAGTAAGAAGTCTGTGATACCTCTCTTAGCTTGTACATCCCTTAGGAATGGTTCAACGATATTTACGAAGTTGCTTCGTGTCCCTGCATCGTTGAGTTCAAAGAGTTGTGCTTGTGCAGCGTTCTCGATTGCTTGCTCAATAGTGATGAACAATCTACGAACGTTGATTCTGTCAAACGCACTCTCGTAAGATAATGCAGTCTTGTCTCCGAATAGGATGATTCCTGCACCTGGTTTGTTAGTTATTGGGTTGACTCTATTTGAATAGAGTTGATCCCTTGCATCTAAACTAGGATTGAATGCTAGTTTGATAGCAAAATTGAGTCCACCTCTTGCCTGACCAGCAGGAGAGAACCAAGGGAAGTTGTCCCTATCTGTTCTTACACATAATCCTGCAACATCGTTTGATGTAGGCATGTAGACAAACTTCTTATTGAATCTATCGTAAACATACTGGTAACCAGCATCGAAGATTGCATAAGAAGATGATGTGAGTGGTGAGAAGAACTCAAGTACATTTTGTAATTGATCCGCAGCACTCGCCACGTTGACCAGAGATGATCTACATGGTGATATGAATGTGATGCAGTCCTTTCTACCTTCACATATCTGTATCAGTTTATTTGCTTTAGCTTGCTCTTCTTCTTTTGTTCTGTATGCACTACCTTGTAGTAAGAATCTGATGTCGCTATCTACTGGATCTGCAAACTTGTCGTATGCTGTGAGTAGATCACCTAGAGGTGCATTGAATACTCCAATACCAGTGTAGTCTAATCCTCCTCCTAGTTCGTAATTTACATTACCAACAGAGTTGAACTTGACGTTCTTAGCGTCTTGACCCCATGCTCCTGCACCAGATGTGACTGCTGTAGTTCCTGAACTGAATCCAGATGCTAGAGGTGCTGTTCCTCTAAACGCATCAGTTCCATTTACCAGTGATACACCAGCAAATAATAATCCAGAGTTTTCTGCAATGTAGTCTTTATAGTATATCGCTCTACCACCAGACTGTTCGCAATCCTTTGCCTTAGAAAGGTTTGCATGCTTCTCCATGACAGAACCTATCTCACCAGTTACCGCACCGTTTGCGTCAACAACGACAACATGTAATGCATCGTTGGCACCGTCTCTTGTAGATACGTAATTGTTTGTTCTAGGTTTGTTTAGTACTGCTCTCCATGGTAGTGTAACTAAATCAGTTCCACCATCAGCAACACTTGTTAGTATATTCTGTGTGCTGTACCAATCCTGAGTAGGATGAGTTGTACTTGATGATGCAACAGTACTACCACTAGAGTTCACAAAATTGAGTAGAGTTCCGTTCTTGAACTCAAACTGTGAGTTTTGTGTGTAAGACTGTAATGTTTCTGTACCGTCTATGACTGTACTTACAACTCTTACGTCCACGGTTGTTGCTGTCTTACCAGTAACAATACCTTTTAGTATTCCAGTTGCTGCTGTTACAGTACCAACACCGATTGTTTGACCAGTGAGGTGTTGTGTAACTCCCATACCAACTGTAACTGAACCAATGTTACCACCAGTAAATGTTGGTGTTATTATTTGGTCAACAGCGTTATCTATTACTGCAACTCTTAGTTCGTTCGCCCAAGATCCGGGATTCTTGGATGACCAATACCAGTTTAGATCGTCCGCATTGTTGTTATAGTAATCTTCTTTGCCTTCTACCAATAAAATAGATGAAGATGCATATCCAACTGCTGCGTTAGCGTTGTTTAAGTCACCGCCTTTACAACGAACAACGTCCAACTTACCACCATAGGATAAGTAATTGGATGCTGCCATGAAAGTCTCATAATGAAAATCGGTTGTACCAACACCTGGTAAACCGAAGACATCTACAAGCTCCTTCTCGTTGTTGATCCTAGTAATTTCGTTTACCGGTCCTTTTCTAAAAGGTCCAACAAAACCACCGACAACGTTGATACTAAAATCTACGCCACCACGAGTTAGGTCGACTTCTCTTATCGAAATTCCCGGAGATGCTAATCGAAGTGCCATTCTAACTTCTTTCTCCACATACAATGACTACTGATATTTATGAAAATGCGTCCTTACTAGCGATATTCCCACATATAGGCACGATCCCCGTACTCATCTGTCTTCCAAACTGTCCCATCTGACTCTACAGTTTCTCCTCCCATTTCATCAAAACCATCACATATAAAACCAAAGGGTGCCATGTCTTGTTCTATTGCGTTTTTCTGCTCATCGTATATTCGTTTTCTTACGTCAGAATCAGTCATCTCTTTAAAATAATCCTGTGCAACCAACCACGCAAAGATAACCAAACACATTGCTAGATCATCATTACAACCCTCTTCTGCCTCAAATGACTGTCTTTTTTGTATGAAGGTAGTCAACTCACTTATAATATTATAATCACAGAATGTAAGTTTATCTTCTTCTATCAGTGTCTTCAGGTTAGAACAACCTAACTTCTTAGTTACCTGACTCATCTTGACACCCAACTGTGTCTTCACACCAGAGAATCCTGATCCAACTATCTGTCCTGCACGTCCCCTCATAGCAACCATGAGCAAATTCTCATATTCAAGATCATAGAATAGTATAGATGCTACTTGATCACCAATATCATTTACCTCACATAGGATATACGCATTGTTATATCCCTTCGCCACATCTGCAATTACAGAAGGGAAAAGCATAGGTTTGATTTCATTGTCTCTATATGTGGCAACCACCTTGTATGGGAACTCTGTAATATCAGCAACTATAAAAGCACTATAGTCTTTACCAACTCCTCTTGCTACGTCAACTGTTACAATATAATCTCTTTTTGGATATGGTCTCTCATATACAAGTAGTTTACCATTCTGCTCTATTGGTTGTTCGTATACCAATGCTTTGAGTTTCGCTGCATTTATAAGAGTGTCAACAGATCCTAAGAACTCACACTCAAACTCAATAGCAAACTGTTGCTTACTGGTATTCTTTATAGTTTGTTCTTTCCATTTCTTATCTCTACCTGGCACCTCAGACCAGTGCACCTCTGTTGCAACATACTCGTTCTGCCCACGCTCTGCATCATGCCACATTCGATAGAAGTGATTCATACCATGTGGAGTGGATACTATTATAACCTTCGTAGATTTACCAGAAGATATAGTAGGATACACAGACGCAAAGAAGTCATCTGCCAGATGGTTTTGAACGAAAGCAAATTCGTCCAAGAATATAATGTTGAATGACATACCTCGAACAGCAGATGCAGATGTAGATGCTGCAATGATCTTAGAACCATTTTCCAGTTCCATAGATCCTTTGTTCCAAGCGATGATACCCTGCTGCATCCACTTAGGTAGGTTCTCATATGCTAGTTGTAATCTACCAAGCAAGTCTCTTGCAGTTGCTGCTTTGTTAGCGAGAATACCAATGTTTACCTGATCATTGAAGATCGCATAGTGCAGTAGATATGAAACCACAGTCGTAGACTTACCAGTCTGACGTGGCATCTTACATATATTAAAACGGTTCTTATGGAATCTACTTAGTAATTTTCTTTGAAACTTGTACATAGTAAATGGTACAAGTCCCTCGTCAACGTTGACGATTTGAATGTATTTCTCTGTAAAATATATTGGATCATCCTTACATCGAATAAATTCAACAATTTGTTCTTCAGTAAATTGCTGCTTGGTATTCGCTTTTTTTAGATTAGGATTACCAAGATATATGTCACTTGCTTGTGGCATCAGTCTATCATATGATCAGTAGTTCTTTGTATGTATGACTCCCATCCTTTGTCTTTAGGATCAAACGCTTTAGATGCACCACCTACAGCTTGTACAACTTTACCCGCAATTTGTGCAGTTTTTACTGCTGCCTTGACATAAGGACCTGCTTTCTTCAACATTTTACCTATACCTTTTCCTTTAGGTTTGGCAGCTGGTTTGTTAGTTTTTGGTTTGCCAGGTTCTGCCTTGTTAGTATTGCTCTTCTCTATTGCTCCATTTTTGGACTTGACTATCTCACCCTTATCCTTTACTGTATCTGCTTTTACATCTACAGTCTGATCCTTTGCTTCAGGTTCTGGTTTTGATTTTGGTTCTGGTTTTGATTTTGTTATTTCGCTAGACTTAGGTTCTGCCTTTACTATTTCACTATTTGATGCTGGTGTTATAGAGGAATTTTGAGATTTTACAATAGGACCACCCTTCTTACGTGGTCTTCCACCACCCTTTTTTGTTTCTACATTATTCTTGTCAGCATCATACTTTTCTTTATTGAATGACCCATCATCATTTTTATACTTAGGATTCTTTATATTTCTTCTGACTTGCTCATCAAGATTTTCATAATCAAAACTCATAGTCAGAGTATCTCTCATCTTTTTGAAAGTATCTGTAGTCATTCCTCCACTTTTTTTCCCGCCACCAGAAGACTTTAATCCTTTTGGAAGACCAAATTTGTTTCTATCACTTTTTACGTAGGTGTCGCCCATAGCACTCTCTATCTTCTTTCTTATTTATGGAGTCCTATCTATATCTAAAGAACTTAGATCTACACTAGGAGGTTTAGTTTTTGGTACAGGTGCACCCGCTAATCCTTTCTTAATCATTTTTTGTAGGTCAGCAGTGCTACCAACAAACAAAGAGTTGTTTGTGACTTGTGTGGGTTTATCTTCCTTCTCCAAGTCCTTCATCTTTCTTTGTAGGTCTATAATCTTATCAGTTACATCTCCTACTGCTTTGACAAGTTGTCCTGCAACTTCATATGCACGTGGATGTTGAGTATCTTGACACACATCAAGGATACCATTCATTGCTTCTTGTCCCTTCTCTACAATATTGTATAACTGTGCACGAGAATATTCAAAGTCATCTCTAGGTGTATTATCAACCTTCTGTACCTTCTTAGATTGTTTGACTACATCAGTTGCTTTGACTTCTAATGCTTCATCTATAGGACTAAATGTGGTTGTTTGTTTATCTAAAGGATCATAATCTTTTGTCATGCGTCATTACCTAATGCGGGACTATACTCTCGACCATCAGCGTCGAAGAATGATCTAGTCTCACTGAACCCGAAGGTGTCACCCATCTCAATAAGGTCAGAATCGACTGCGTTAACAAGATTTATAATATCACCTTTTATATGTTCTGTAATCTTAGAACCAAACTGACCACGAGCAACCACTAAGTTGTTCAAATCTTTCTCCTTGATACGCATAACTTCATTACCAATTTCTATGAAACCACCAGTAGAGAATGATACACCAGATGTAACTTTGATAAGAGTTTTCTTCGTATCTATAGACTCTGTAAGTTTGTCAGTTTCATCATCGTTATAATCTTTAGTTGCTTGAGGTGTGACAACGTATCTTTGTTCTCTTGGTGCTCGTATAGCAGTAGAGTAATCGATTTGAACCTTCTTGATAATACCGTTCTCGTCTGTTGGAACCTCTTGATAGAAATATGTTTTAGAAACAAAGTCAAGATCATATTGTATAAACCTACGAGTAGAGTAGTCACCCTCATACTCATCAGTAAATGTAGTAGACATCAAAGTAAATGGTATATCTCTTTTCTCCTCCACACCTTCCAGCATGTTGATTGTTACGTTATATGATGGTTGGAAGAATGGTAATATCTGTTCTATAATTTGCAGAGCATCATCTTGTTGTTTGGTAGCAAAACTAAGTCTAAATCCAATATCATATGGCACTGGTAAGAACATCTTTTTGATTTTTATCTTGTCATTAGGAGACTTCATAGTAAATTTTTGCACAGGAGATGCCTTTCTTGTAGGATCATAAGTGTAAGAAGTCAACTCAAATGATAGTCTTGGTAGTGTGATTGCTACGTTATCATCAAAATTTGATTGTTGTTCTATCCTCGCAAGAAACCTTTGTATAGGACCATATGCTATGGGCACCTTAATCTGACTTATAGACTTACCATCACTCGCAAACTTTTTGATCTTTATATTATTAAATAAAGTTCCAAAAGCAATTACGGTCTTTCTAACTGTCTCGTTGTAAAAATAATTGCCTATCATTATACTTCACCAAATGGGTTCTTCTCTGTAAAGTTTAGGATGTCGTCTGCTTCAACTTGGATGTCATCACCACTGTTGTATGCATCATTATCATCGTAATTAATACTATGTAGTCTGTATGCAGAACCTTCATTGTCAACAATAAGTTCGCCAACATTGAAGTCACCAGCAAGATTCCTTGCAGTAAGAGTGAGAGAAGGAGCATGCCATGATGTAACAAATGCAGTTGTAAGTGAGGACTGACCAGTAATAATTTCACCAAAGGAGAATGTGCCAACACCTATAGTTCCAGCAGCAGAAACAGTTATATCTGGAACAGTTGCATAACCTGAACCAGCGTTTGTAATACGCACAGCACCAATTCCACCAGTATCATTCAATACAGCAACAGCAGTTGCAGTTGTACCTGCACCAGGTGGACTGTCAAACGTAAGTGTTGGAGGAACAGTATACTTAGTACCAACATTGGTTATGGTAACAACACCCACAGAACCAGTCGTAGATATGGCAACTCTTGCGGATGCTCCACTACCTTTACCATCATCAGGTAAGAACTGAATTGTGGGTGGTGATGTGTATCCAGCACCAGGATTTGTTATGAATACATCTTGTACCCTTCTACTGTCAGTGAGTCCTATAGCAGTTGAAATAGCAATAGCAGTTGCAGTGATACCAGTAGATACTACAGGAGCACTGATCCTGATACGTGGATCAGCAGTATAGTTTGTGCCTCCGTTTAGGAGGTCGATCCTGCCAATACCTCCATTCACAACTGTTGTTATCATGCTCGCAGTGCTACCTACAGCAACTAACTTCAATGTTGCGTCATATCCAGCAGTTGCCATGTCATCATCTATTGCAGCAATACCAGTGTCGATAACCTCGTCTTGGTACTCGAATGGTTCACAGGTAAGTGTGTATGTGTAGTTCTTACGTAACTGATAGAATTGACTAACATCATCTACATATTTTATTTCTAGTAGTAAGTCTCTGTATGGGAAGTATAGTAAGTCACCTTCATTAGGACGGTCAGTTGGATTTGCTAAACCTGTCTGCACCAAAGGTAATACTACATTCTTATATCTCTCCTGAGATATCACAATCTTCATTTCAGCAGTAGATCTCACACCAAATTTTGTTAGTAAATTATATCCAGAATCGAACCCTTCATATGACTCAATGTAACCCTCAATAGGAATTGATTGGTCAAAAGTAGAACTAGAGACCTCTCTCATTATAGTTTTTACATTCACAAAGTTTCTTGGCATGTAAACAAACTCGACCCCATACATTCGGATCTGTTCATTTATCAAGTCCTGAACAAGATTTTGCTCAGACGGAGTACCTTGCTGAAAGAAGGGATTGAGTGCCATTAGTAATCAATTTGTTTTAGAAAAGTATTGAACCTTTTATCTCGTTCTTTACCACGGGAGGATCGTTTGATTATGTTCAAACTTTTATCAATCTCACCTGGTGTCAAGTTTTTCATACCGTCTATGGTTTTGACGATTCCTGCTTCTGATGCAAATTGTTTGAATGTTTTCATTATCCTATTAGATCAAGGGGTGGTAATTCATATTCAGTTGCCATTTTACTCTCTAGATTCTCAATCTCACCTAGAGCATCTTCGTATATCTGTCTACCATTTAGTTCTACACCGCCAGGTAATTTTACACCCGCAAACTTAATGAGATTCTGACCCCATTGTTTTTTCAATAGTGCAGTGAAGTATCTTTTCAAGAATGGATCATTATAAACTTTTGGATAGTCATTAGGATTCAATACACGATAGCATCTTATAATAAGATAATCATTTGGTTGCATACTGGAGAAGTCAACATCAAGATATAATCTGTTCTGACGTCTGTTGAATCTTATCTGCTTCTCTGGATGTAATATATGATCCAAATCTTCCAAATATCTTTTTGTCATTGTGTATCCCATCAGTTCCATGGAACTAAAGAAGTACACGTCATTCAACATCAACTGGTAATTGATATTGAACATGTTTGTGCTGATGAGTCTATTATCTAATTTGAATACTCTTTCTATACCTATTACTGCGTCAGGAATTTGAATAAAGTTTTGGTTCTCTTCAAAAGAAAAAACAGTTGTGCCAATACCTGTGATATTAGCAGAAGCTGTAGTAGTTGTAATGCCAGTTGCGACATCATCTTTCCTCGCTTTTATTGCATCCAAAAAGTTAGTTGTTATCTTATGCTTTAGATACATCAACTCAACACCATCCATGTGACGGTTTTGATATATTTGGATAGCATCATCCATCAAGTCTTCGACTTGTTCATCAGCAACATTAACTTCAAGTACAGGTGCACCCAACTGCCTCTTCGCATACTTTACTAATTCTTCTCTAGTTGCAGGGTTAGCCATTTATGATATACTTTCCTGTATTTATGAACGTCTTACAACAATATCTAACTCATCACCTACGTCTAGACCAGTTGAAGGTTCAATTATTGTTACAGCAGGACTACCTATGCTCCAATCAACACCTTTTGATAGTAAAACACCATTCAAATATATCTCCATATTATCAGAAGATGTAAGAGAGTTTGATGGTGCAAATGATACTTGACCATCATTAGCAATTAGTTGATCTTCGGCTTGATCTGAGCATATATCCACTTCATCTCCAGCTGCACAAGCTTGAGCCAATACAACAGCAGCAGACGCTTGATAGTCAATGTTGTTTCTGAGTCTGACCCCATTGAGATAAACTCTGTAGTTCTTAGAAGCAGAGAGAGATCCAGCAAGCGTAAACGTTGTTTGATTTTGCGTTGCTGTAAATAACTCTTCTTCAAACGTGTGTCCAAAATAGACAGTAATTTGTACATTGTCACCTATATTCACCCCAGAGTTAAAATTGATTGTTTGTGGTGCAGATAGTTGATAATCATTTGATGCACCAACTCTCATTTTTACACCATTCAATGTTACAAGGACAGGGAATGAGGTTGCTTGTACACCATCATCAAATACGTTAGGTGCAGTAAATTGGGTTTGTCCCATTGTTGCTACAGTATTATTAGTGCTAATACTTGTAGCACCACCTACAGCACCACCTCCTCCACCTCCACCTGAGATGGTTTTGAACGATAGCGATCCTGCTCCATCCGTAACAAGTGCCTGATCCTCACTCCCGTCGGTTGAGGGGAACGTGAACCCTGCTATAGTACTTATACCAGTTGAGTTTATATTACCAGTAAGACCATGATTGGCATTTACTACTCCAGTGAATGTAGATTCTCCTGCAACAGTAAAGTTTGTACCATTCAGTAGTTGTAAACTATCACTTCTAAATCTACCAGATATATTATTTGATCCTGCTTTCTTGAATGCAAATTCTAAGATACCATCTTCAGTACCATCACTTGCATCTAATATCTTACCTGTTATCTTACTATAAACTATCTTCTGACCAGCATCATTTTCACCTTGGAACTTTATCTGACCAAGATAGTCAGCGTCAGCAGCAGAAGCACTATTTCTGTAGAAGTCAAGTATAGGTCCTGCACTAGAATCATCGCTAGTGCTGTTGATATACACATCACCATTGAATGTTGCATCCCCATCATTAGTAAGACCATCTAAGGTAGTCGCACCATCTACATCAAGGGTTCCACTTGCAGTTACATTACCAAAACTTCCTATACCAGCATATAACTTTCCAGTGTTTGGATTGTATGTCAATCCGTTTGTCTTTACCTTCTGATATCCAGTTCTATGATCAAAAAATCCTACGTGATGCCATTGATTACCAGCATCTGTTGCTACCTCTACTCTTGCTGAACCTGTAGATATACCAGCAATCGCATGTCCTTCATCAGTAATTACTAATGAACTAAATGTACCTATACCTGAAGCGAGTACTTGAGCAGTTGATATTCCTACTTCCCTTACAGTTACTCCCGCACCAACTCCTGCTGCTATGAATACCTTTCCATCAGCAGTGTTGATTGCAAACTCACCTACATCAAGCGTTGTAGGGTAATGCGGTACCTTTCCAGCGATACTAGATCGCTTAATCTTAATTGTTGGACTTGCCATTCCTAATGTGGTATATACCTATCAAAAAAACAGTAGAGACTGTCACAGCAGTATTTATGTGTTATAATTAGTATGGGTTTCAATTTATAGGTATGGACAAGACACTCGTGATACTCACAGGACCTCAAGGATCGGGAAACCATCTGTGGTCAAAAATCTTCTCACTACACGAGGATGTTTTTGGGTGGAAAAGTCTTCTGGATAATTACTGGGAGGCACACCGTATATCAGAACCCTTCGCCAAGTACTGGAAAGATCCAGAGTTACTTGACGAATTTGATTGGTCACAAAGCGAATATTTTTTTACATCGGTTAGTGTCCCACTCGGCATCAAGGAATTAGGGACTATAAGACGTCCAAACATCATGCAGTTTGCAAAAAAGGTCGAGTCACTTGGGATCAAGGTGAGAATTTGTGTGGTCGGACGCGACCAGAATATTCTCAGACATCAGCAGACGAGACTTAGGGGAGAGTCTACGGTTAGGTACTTCTTGGATCAGTTGTCTGGTTTTTATAAACCTGTTTTCCTCAGTTACGAACTTCTGTACCTTTACAAAGAGGAGTACCTAAAATCTTTAGATATCGGCATGCCAATCGCATGGTACGAGAGAGATAAGATCACTAATATACTTGAGTTAGATGCTAATAACAAGTATATAAGTTACATCAAAGACAGTCCTCTAGACGATTGCAATAGAACAGGAGTTCCATCTCCATGGAATCCAAACATAGAAGAACCAATGAAACCTAAAGATAGGGATCATGCATATGATGAGGAAGGAACAGGTTGTTGTGGTGGATGGTCAGATCCCAATGATAAAAGAAATTTTAAAACTGAAATATCTACTGGAAATATAGTAGGAGATGTAGGTGTAGGTAATACTGCACGTAGTAGAACCGAAGACGAAAAATGGGTGACCTATGAGTAAAAAATTACTAATCGTTACAGGACCACAGGGTTCTGGTAATCATCTTTTTGCAAGACTTCTCTCAGCACACCCCATGGTCAAAGGATGGGATTCACTCAAAGATAATTATTGGGTGCCAAGTGATGAGGAACCATTTGCCAGATATTGGGTATACCCAGATGAATTAGAATTTCCAGAAGGAGATTTCTTCTGTGCAAATGTATCTGTACCATTCTTTTATGACGGTGTTAGACGCACACCAAAGATCAAGGAGGTTGCTTATAAAGCAGTCACCATGGGAATTGAACCGATTATAGCGGTTGTATGTAGAGATAGAAATATAAACGAACTACAACAAAAAAGAGTTGGTGGTGAAGTGACTATGGATATTGCACTAGATTACTATTCTGATCTAAGGCATCATTTTATAGACCACGAGGCATTTTTCTTATACAAAGAAAGGTACATGGAGTACCTTGGGAGAATATTAGAGTTCCCTGTAACGAAAGAAGGCATCGACAATTTTGTAACTGTCGATGCCAATCATAAGTATGTCTATCCCATCAAAGAACATTGGTTAGATAATGAGATCCGTAAAGGACGTAAATCCTTTAGACAACGGCTAGAGGAGTAGCAGTGTTCTTATTGCTGATCTCAAGTAGATCTGCTCTCATCTTCTCTACAAGTGAGAGAACATGTGATTGAAGTTCTTCGCTACCTTCAACTAATCTTGAAAGTGAACGTCCACCTAAGTTTGAGTGGAATCCTTCGTCTTTAGCAATAGTTGCATAACGTGAAGAGATAAACTTATCTTCTACACAGTCTGCCATTTCTTTCCATACTGCTTCTGCTCTTCCTTCTGCTA